TGGTTCTCATCAAAGATGGTGTTGATGGCAACCTCTTCAGCAATCTCAATTGCAGGTTTGTAATTGATTTGCATATACAATGATAGTTCTTCATCATTCTCAGGAAGCTGCTCAGGGTCCATCATAAATGGATTGGCACCTGTAAACTGTTGAATTTTCTCGAAGATTGGCTTGCCGACCATCTGCGTCTCTATCATCTCTTGGTACTTATTGCGCTTTGCAAGCGACATAGCGTCCTGGGCGTATGCTTTAACTTTGAAGAGTCGGTCTGCCATACCGTTCACGACGATGTCAACGAACTTTGGAATGACAGGAACAGGTGTCCAGTCGATATTCAGATAGGAGAGGTCTCCATCGATAGCAAGCTCATTTTTATACTTCGCTACTGACTGCTCGCCCCTTGCATAGAGCCTCAGCCTATGGTAGTCTCTCCAACGGTTATAGTACCTGCAAGAGGTACCATCTTTTCTAAACCATTCGTATTGTATGGCTTGACCAACCTGAAGACCATAGCCCTCAGAGGCTTTCTCAGCATCTGTTGCCCATTGGTTAGGAAAGTCTGAGTACTGGATGTCTATTATTATATCTTTCATTTAAGCAATTGACTTGTTGTTCCGTCGTTTGAATATCTAGCAAAGTTAATAATAATTTTTGTTTTTTCTTTCTCAGGAATATAAAGGTGTTTTTGATTCGCCATTATTGCAAGACCTGAGCTTATTGTTGCGTCAAATCTTGTCCTGTCATTTATGTCAAACTTTGCCCAATCCTCTAGTGTTCTTATAAAAGGCATAGTACCAATTACATCAGGGTCTCTATATGCTCCTGTATAATCAAATCCGATATACTTCTCTATGTATGACTCAATCGCTGCTGCGTGAGACTGCTTGACATCCTCCGATGAGTTGGGGATGCCCCCAAGTTCACGCTCGGTTTTTGTAAGCTTAGTAAAGTTTTTATCCGGTCTGTTCATACAGAATCCTCTATATCCTCTGTTTTTAAAATGGTATAATAACCTTGGTTTGTTGTTCTCTATCAGTACCGGCATTCCGTAATAAATACAGGCCATCAGTACTTCTTCAAAAAATATCTCTGCTGTTTGTGGTCTTGCTACATATTCTAGGAAAAATTCATTTGTCGGTGCATCATCCATATGAAACTTCGTCATTCCGTGTAGTGATCCGCAGGACCCTCTTCCTCCTACTACCGCTGATATGTCGTATGGGTCACACCCGAATGACCCTAAGTGTTCATTGCCTGGGTACTTGATGCCATTCTTGACATACACGTTGTTCGCATAATGTGCAGGTGGGAACCAGCTCAATAAAAATCTTCCACTTTTATTTGGGTTCCATACAACCTTACTGTCTTTTATTCCGTCTTTCCAAGAGAATGACCCACGCGTAACGTGCTGCTCTGTAATTAGCGAATCGTTAAAGTCAATCTGTTGGTATATCTTTGTCAGGTTAAATAGCGCCTGCTTGCTCTCATCTCTAAATGCGTGGGACTCTGTTCGAGGAAACTGTCGGTAGAACTCGTTAAGTGCATCAGCATCGTTTTTAAGTGAGTCAACCTCATTCTCCCAATAGTCAATAGCACCGTTTGATATCTTGCCTCCATCAACCCCTGTAATTGCTTTCTCGGGCTTTTTAAACACTGGCATCCCATATCTATCGATGAAGCCTTCCATATTCCACTCCATCGGGATAAACAAGGCATATAGCCCACTCTTTGTCTGTCCGTTGGCGTTCCTTACTGTTACGTCAGAGTCATAGTATAGTGACTTGAAATTCTCACCACCTTTATTGAGTGCATTTGAGGTTGACCCCATCATGCACTTGCCTATAATTTTACTACCAAGACGCAAGCAAGTTTTTGTTACACGCCAGTTGTTGAGGATGTTATTTGGTTTGACCCACTTTCCACTCTCGTCATGCGCGAGGAATAATAGCTTCTCACCGTCATAAGAGTTCTCCTCAGTATTCTTCCAGTCTATAGTGGTATCGAGACCTAAGATGTCATTCTCGCCTATCTCGTGCATATTCTTCTTTGTTATCTTGGATGCCGGTACTCGGAACGCCAACTCTGTCTTTGGCTTATCCATACCATCCATGATAGGCTTGAAGAAGAAAGGTAGCTTGTTGTTTATAGGAACTACTTTGTCGGTAAACATCTTCTTAGCATCAGCACCGGTCTTTGACAGGATGCCAAGTCTTGCATCTCTTGCGAGTGTGCCTAGATTGACACATTCTGCTGATGTCATAAATGAGAACCCCGAGCGTCTTATCTTTAGGTATATCATCCCGAATGACCTTGGGTCTGCTTTACAAGCCTCCCAAAAGAGGAATAGTATTCTATTCGCTTCACGGAAGTCAGGATAACCTACGTCAATACTTGACCATTGCAGGTACATATAATGGGAGCCTGTTATGTAACAGGGCTTCCCATTATTGTAAAACCAAAAACCAAACTCCCTATGGTCAAACTGTTTCTCTATGTAGTCAACCCACTTGTTTTTAAACTCAGCAGGCTTCTCATTCCAGTTGAATATAGAGGGGATTTTCTCAAGTTCCTTTGGCACCGGTTGTCGCTCCCAATATTGCTCTGATGACGTATCGCTTCTTTTGTAGCAATCGCTTGGCACCTGAGGCAGGGCGATGTGTAAGCCTGCAATGTTTATTACCTCGCCTATCTGACCTGTCTTTGAGATTACGACAACGTCATATTGCTCATTATAGCCATACACCCATGACCTACCTCTGTTTTTATTTGTCAGGGTTTGCTGTGATATATAGTCTTTTGCGACATAGTATAGTTTATTTTGATCTTCTTTCCGCAAAGCCTTGTTTTGAATCTACCTTACTAATACCTTTATCCGCGTATTCAATTGTCTCTCTTTCCGATTCTATCTTGTTGAGGATATCGAATGCATCAAATATGGCTAATTTTTTCGTTGCAGCTGCATTTTTAAGCTTATCTGCTGATAGGTCATCTCCACTGTCGGGAGCGATTATCTTCTCTTCTGCAACCTTTATCAGTTCCTGGACAGCTTTATGTCCGGCTGCTATTATTCTAAGCTTTACTTCCCTATTGTTCATGCTGATTTGCTTTTAAGAAAATAACCTGAATAAGCCTTGCCTCTTCTCCATCCCCAAAATTCTCAAATATACTTCTTGAATGTGGCATCCTTGATAAGAAGGCAACCATCCTATTGAACTTCGAATATACCCTGCATAGCGGTTTATGGTCGTTGTCATAGATTATGGTGCCATCCTCATCAGGACTAAGTTTATTGAGATAAAGTATAACTGTTATATCGCCCATCATCTCATCGGTGTGAATAAAATTCGGTTCCGCTTGATTAAATGGAGATTTCCTTACAAAATTATATGCTACTTTATATTCAGGGAATGCAAATTTTACGGCTTTTGCAAACTCGTCATTATTGTCTCTTGGCTGTATATTTTTGAACGTCTGTTCACCTAGTGTAATATCTTGGAATCCAATATCGAATATGTCTCTGACATAAACCTTTGGCTCTTTTATTACATCATCAATAGTAACGAGAGTCATAATCAGTTTAATTTCATTGTCACGAAATGATCGAACATCCTATATAGCTTTTCACCATCAATGTCAAATTCGTACTCCCCATTTGGAGCGAAGCAGACTGTATCACCTTCGTTGACACCCTTACTTCTTAAATATTCATTAGGGTACATCATCGTCCCCATCAATGGCTCTAAACTGAACGGTTTCTTTATATAGCTCTCAGTTGCTGGTAGTGGCTTGACGAAGCAATACTTGTCATAGGCGTTCCACTTGCCCTCACTTTTGTATAAAAAAAACTGCTCCTCATCAATGAAGAACAGGTCGTCTTTAAAGAAGCTCTTGCCGCTTTTACGTCTTCCTTTTATGTCGTTATAGAACTTGAAGACGTTGTGGTGAACTATTAAAGTATCCCCATTCTTAATTGGCCCCTTGTAATTTATTGGTGTCTCTATAACTTCAGCATAGCGGTTCGAGAAATTATAATCCTCTTCGGAAGTGTTTATAATGAACTCAATTCCGGCTATTAGCTTTGTGTTGTTATATCGACTTCCATTTACAGGTTTCACTATAAATTGAGTCGGTGATTTCATTAAAAATCTATATTAAATTCGATTGAAGTTGGAATCGTTTGATTAAATTCTTTCCAAAGGACTATCTCGCCCTTCTTGTTGATTATATATATCTTGATGGAAGAGCTGATATGGTCCCTCTTAATAAGATGAATCTCATTACTATCGCCAAGCACTTTCTGCCCAACGATATAATGGATTGCACCAGATTTGTAATCGGGACCTATCGATATCTTCCTTATGTCCATTAAGAAACTCTATTTACTGTTAGTATTACTGATGGAATAGCAGGTATTCCGACAACAGGTGCTGCATCATAGTGCAGTTCTCCATTGGCGTTATTTGTGTACCAACCTATTTGACAATATGATGGGATTGAAGGTATTGTTATAAACCAGTTCCACGCAGCCACCAATAGGTCTCCATTATTCTCAAGTGTCACTGCCGTTGCTGAGTTAGATACTGGAGTTCCATCTTTTATCAAGTAAATATAAAATAATGTTGCACCAGCACCGCCTGTCTTTTTAAGCTGTGCCGAGAACTGGATATTATATACGCCTGATGCTGAGAATGTTATTTTAGTTGGGTCTCCAAGTCCATCATTAACGATTGATACGCCTGTAGATATATCTGTACTATTAAATTGCATTATCTCAAATGCTGTGCCTGCTGTTCCCTGCACTGTAGTGTCATAGAAAGACCCAAGTGTAGGAACTACAAATGGCGTTGACCATGTAGCAGGAAGCCCTGCACCTTGACTTGTCAATACCTGACCTGATGATCCTTCGCTACCATTGGTATAGATACCTTTGCTTAGTTCTATCCTAGTATTGGCATCGTCAACTTTGATATAAGTACCATTAACAGCATTACCCCAGTCTCCAAGAAAATATCTGTTATTGACAAAGTCAACTAAGAATCCTGACATTATCCAACCATTACTACCTATTCCGAAATAATCTTGAGCGCCAGGGAAGCATGAAATGCCTATCATCTCAGCATCATCTGTTGTTATGCGTAATGATTTTGCTGTTAGTCTATTAAGGCCTAGATCAACATCTCCTGTCGCTCCGGTATATGGCACATAAGTAGATGCCGCTGCTGATGTTGTTAGATATGTACTTGGGTCAACAGAACCATCTGCCTTTAAGAAATCAGAACTTGTGCCTCCAGGCACAATGTAACCAGATGCTGATATTGTATTTGATCCCAATACAACATTTGAGGTCGCTCCAGTGTATGGAACGTATAATGCTAATGATGACGCAAGAGCATAGACATTGCTATCTATTGAGCCATCTGCTTTAAGAAACTGCGATGATGTTCCTCCGTAAACAACAAACTCATTGGCATAGAATCCATACCCAAGTAGAAATACGTCATTATTCCCACCAGTGTATGGCACATAAGTACTTGACCCAGGGACAGATATAATGTCACTTATGGTAAAGTTTTTAGTCATAAGCATATCGTTAAGGTCAGTGCCGATAAGTTTATCTGACAATGTCGGTGACGAAGGGAATGGGTATGTACTTATTTTAGCCATTTTATTGTTTTTGTGTTACTTCTCCTGTTTGTAAATTTATTACTGAGTCTTGACCGTATTTTCCTATCAGCATTTTCTCGTACTCAAAAAACTCTTGACGCATTGCATTGATTTGATTCAGGATGCCCTGCTTGTTGAGTTCTAATTCTCCGAGTGCCATTTTCGCTTTTGAAAATTCGGCATTCATGCCTTGGATTTTTTCTAGTTCTTCTTTTGAAACGTAAGTCATAATTGATTAGATTTAATTTAATTGGCAAATATAAATATTTAATTTGAATTTCTTTTAATTGAACTACCAAAGTAATAACCAAATATTGAAATTACAATCCCCTCGGTGATACCGATTAGGTGAATCCATACCTCTTTATTAGCTTCAGGTATTGATAGGTACACTATTGCATAAATCATAAAGCAGAAAGAGGCAAGTCCTGTGAAACCGGTGAGGTAAAATAAAAAGTCATACTTATGAATTTTTGCTATCTCTACCTCTCTGTTCC